ATCCGCATGGTCCAGAAGTCTCCGGCACTCAAGAGGCGGGCCAAAATCCACGTCAACAACATCCTATTCGGCGAAACGGAAAGCACGTTCGAGCCATTGGGCAAGGACGCCCAGCGCATGGACGGCCTGAACGTCCACGGCGGATTGATTGATGAGCTGCACGCCCACCCGGACGGATCCGTCGTCGAGATTCTGGACTCTGCGATCGGGGCCAGGTCTCAGCCCTGTATCGACATGATCACAACGGCGGGGTTTGACGAGGAGTCGTACTGTTACACCGAGGAGCGGGACTACGCCAAGCAGATCCTCGAGGGCGTTATCGAGGACGATACATACTTCGCCATGATCTACACCCTGGACCGCCGCACCGACTGGCCCGATCTCAAGGTCGACGACGACGAATGGGACGAGGCCAACTGGCAGAAGGCCAACCCGAACCTCGGCGTCTCGGTCAGCATGGAGGACATGCGGCGTATGGCCACCCAGGCCAAGGTCAAGTCAAGTGCCAAGAATAATTTCCTGACCAAGAAGCTCAATATCTGGACCAGTCAGGGCGCCAAGTGGGTCGACATGGCCGCCTGGATGGCCAATGGCCAGGCCGTCGCCGAGGACGAGCTGATCGCCAAAGAATGCTACACCGGCCTGGACCTGTCACACAATACCGACCTGACCGCCCTGATCCACGTTTTCCCATGGAGCAAGGATCGGTTCGCTGTACTCTGCCGTTTCTGGATGCCCAAGGACAATATCCTCAAGCGCAGCCGCAAGGACCAGGTCCTGTACCAGAGCTGGGTCGATCAGGGCTACATCACCGCCACAGACGGCAACGTCATCGACTACAAGACCATCAAGGCCAAACTGCAGGACGACATGCAGAAATTCAAGTGCCTGAGCCTGGCCTTTGACCGGTGGCAATTTGAGGCGGTCCGCCAGCAGGTGATCGACGAGGGCCTGCCCGAGGACGTCATGTTCAGCCACGGCCAGGGATTCGCCTCGATGAGCGACCCGATGAAAAAGGTCGAGACCCTCTATTCCGGCGGCAAGTACCTCGGGATTGATAATCCGGTTTTGAAATGGATGGCCAGCAACACGATCGCCGACACGGACCCGGCCGAGAACATCAAGCCCAACAAGAAAAAGAGCAAGAAGCGGATCGACGGGATGGTCGCCTTGATCATGGCGACCGGTAGGGCCTTCAGCACTCAACCGGAAAAACCGTCGGTTTACAGCACCCGCGGGCCGTTAATGTATGGAGTAGATGACTGATGGGTTTCGTCGACCGCATAATGTCCGTATTTGGCTATTCCAGGGTCGGAAACAAGGACGTGTTCCACCCGATCACGAGCGGGGCATCATGGGCCTGGGGCAGAGTCACGCCGGAGCAGGCCTTGCGGGTCGCCGCCGTGATGGCCTGCGTCAGGATCATCTCCAGGACGGTGGCATCCTTGCCCCTGAACGTATACGAGGCCCTGCCGGACGGCGGACGGGTAAAGGCACGCGACCACCGCATGTGGCGATTGTTGCACACCGCCCCGAACTCTTGGCAGTCCAGTTTCGACTGGCGGGCCATGAATCAGGTCCATCTCTGTCTGAGGGGCAACTCATACAATCAGATCGTACCTGACAACTTGGGATTCCCGGCGGCCTTGATCCCGATACACCCCGACCGGGTTACGATCGAGCGGAACATCAACAGCGGAAAGCTGCAGTATCTCGAATCAGACCCCAACGGCGGTCCTGGCAAGGTCCACCAGCAGGACGACATCCTGCACATTCGCAATATCAGCCTGGACGGCGTGCGGGGACTGAGCCCCGTGGCATTTGCCGCAGAATCACTGGGCATCAGCCTGTCGACCGACCGTTTTGGCGCGTCGTTCTTCAAGAATGGGGCCAGTGTCGGCAACATCCTCGAGTCGGACAAGCCGATCGAAGAAAAAGGAGTTAAACGCCTTCACAAGTCGCTTAACAAGTTCACCGGGGCCAGCAACGCCAGTAAGACGCTGATCTTGGAGGACGGGCTCAAGTGGAAGCGCATGGGCCTGGCCCCCAACGAGGCCCAGTTCCTTGAGACCCGCAAGTTCAATGTCCAAGAGATCGCTAGGATCTTCGGCGTCCCGCCCCACAAGATCGGCGACCTGGAAAAAGCCACCTTCAGCAACATCGAGGAGCAGGGCATCGAGTTCGTCCAGGACGGGATCCAGCCGTGGATCGCCTCCTGGGAGCAGTCCATGGGCCGCGATCTGTTCATGGAAGACGAACCCTATTACCCGCGTTTCGTCATCGACGCGCTCTGGCGTGGCAAACTGGAGGACCGCACCAAGGCCCTCTCGATGCAGTTCCAGAACGGGGTACTCAACCAGGACGAGTGGCGAGAGATCGAAGACCGAAACGCCATACCCGACGGCGAGGGCCAAAAATTCTACGTCCAGGCCAATCTGGTCCAGGACGGCTCTGGCGGTGTCGGTGGCGATTCCGATGTGATCGCCGCTTGGGCCAGTGACATCGCCGAACGGATTGCGAACTATGAATCACGAGAGGGCCCCAAGGCCAAGCAGTGGTCGCAGTTCATCGAAAAGCATTTCCAGTATGCGGCGGGCATCATCATGCCCCTGACCAACGTGGCCCAAATAGGGCACGACGGTGTTATGCAGATCGTTGGTCTCCTGGGCGACCAACTACATCCGGACAAGACCACCCCGGTGGCCACCCGTGTCCATGAAATCAGATCAACCATCCTCCAGCAGGTGACCGAAAATGTCTAAAGCACTGAAATACCAAAACGTCATCACCGCCGTCTGCGGCGAACTCTGGGCCATCGTCCCGGCCAAGCTCGAGGCCATTCTGGATTTCCTATCGGTCAAGAGCGAGGGCGTCACCATCGAACAGGCCGTGGTCGATGAGATCGTCGCGGCCCGTGCCACCAAACACGGCGACGTGACGGGCGATATCGCCGTCCTACCCCTCCTCAACACGATCAGCAACCGGGTCGGCCTCTGTTCTTCCTGCAGCGGTGGGACCTCCTGCGAGTCTTTCGGCCGGCAATTCGACCAGGCCGTGGCGGATCCCTCGATCGGTGCCATTATTCTCGACGTCGACTCGCCAGGCGGCTCGGTCTACGGCGTGGCCGAACTGTCTGAGAAAATCTACAGCGCCAGAGGCACAAAACCCATCATCGCCTGTGTAAACAGCTTGTGTGCCTCTGCCGCCTTCTGGATCGCCTCCGCCGCCGACGAGATCGTGGTCACCAAGTCCGGTGACATCGGATCGGTCGGTGTCCTGGCTGTCCATCACGACATGAGCGAGCGACTGACCAAGGAGGGGATCACCACCACCATCATCCGGGCCGGTCAGTACAAGGCGGATGGCAACCAGTACGAGCCCCTGGCCGACGACGCCAAGGCGTATATCCAGGCCCGGGTCGACGAGACCTACACCCAGTTTATCGACGACCTGGCCCGTAATCGCGGGGTCAGTGCCCGCACCGTGGAAACCAGATTCGGCAAGGGCCGCGTCATGGGCGCCCCCGCCGCCGTCCAGAACAAACTCGCCGACCGCATCGCCACCATGGCCGACGTGGTCCGCGATCTCCGTAAGCCAGCGCGTAAAAAGCGCATGGCCAATAACCAGAACGCACTTTCCCTGGCCAAGGTTCGACAGACCCCGCAGGCGGCAGCCTGTGGCGGTGGCGGTAGCTAAGTCGACGGCCAAACGACCAACAGCAAAAAAAAAGGACTAGAATCATGAGACAGACATTGATCAAACTCAACCAGCAGCGTGCCGACCTCGTGCAGAGCATGGACGCGCTCATGGCCACCGCCAACAGTGAAGACCGCGCCTTGACCGACGACGAGCAGGCCCAGTTCGACGAGACCGTCACCCAGGTCGCAACGGTCGACAAGCGGATCACCAACGAGCAGACATTGTTGAACGCCCAGACTGCGGCGCCCAGTATCCCCGACGCCAATGTGACAGTCGTCGACGACGCCCAGACAGCGGCAGGCGTCAAGCCCAGACCGGCCGACAACAAGATCCAGTTCCCGTCCAGACGCGGCACGCTCCAGTGTTTCGTCGGAGAAAACGGCAAGGCCACGGACGAGTCCAGCAAGGCGGCGTATCGGTTCGGCATGTGGCTAAAGGCCATCGCCGGCCAGAAGGGCCCGCAACGGTTCTGCAAGGACTACGGCATTCCCCTGCAGTACGTCGACACACCCGGCGTCGACATCGGTGCCGCGTACAATGAGGGCACCAACACGGCCGGCGGTTACCTGGTCCTGCCCGAGTTCGACGCGGCCATCATCCGCCTGGTCGAGTTCTACGGCCTGGCCCGTCAACTCTGCCGAGTCGTGCCCATGGGCAGCGAGACCAAGGACCGCAACCGTCGCACCGGCGGCCTGACCGCCTATTTCGTCGGCGAGTCCGACGCCGGCACCGAGTCGACCGGGTCCTGGGACCGTGTCAGCCTGATCGCCAAGAAGCTCATGGTCTTGACCCGCATGACCAACGAGCTGAACGCCGACTCGATCATCAACACGGCGGACAACATCGCCATGGAAGTCGCCTACGCCCTGGCCAAGAAAGAGGATCAGTGTCTGTTCCTCGGCGACGGGACCAGCACCTACGGCAGCATTATGGGCGTGATCGAGAAGCTCAGCACCATTAACGGTGTGGACGAGGGCGGCGGCCTGATCCTGGCCGACGGCAACCTCATGAGTGAGATCGTCCTGGGCGACTTTAATCGCATGGTGGCCATCCTGCCGGACTATGCCGAGGCCATGGCCTCCTGGATCTCCCACAAGTACTTCTACGCGGCAGTCATGCAGCGTCTGGAAGCGGCCGCCGGCGGCAACACGATCGACTCGATCACTGCCGGCAACAAACAGCGTCAGTTCCTGGGTGACCCGGTCAAGACGACCAACACCATGCCCAAGACCGACGCCAACAGCCAGATCGTCGCCCTGTACGGCGATATGCGTCAAGCAGTCGATTTCGGTGACCGTGCCCAGATGACCATGGCGGTCAGTGACTCTGCCACCGTGGGCACTGACAACGTCTTCGAGCAGGACGAGCTGGCCTTCCGTGCGACCGAGCGTTTCGACATCAACGTCCACGACGTCGGTGACTCGACGAACGCCGGCCCGGTCGTCGGTCTGATCTCCAAGGCCAGCTAGTCCAAGAGACTAGCCGTTCCTGTTCGTTTTTCGTGCCAGACAATTGAAACTTGAAAACCTTATTTTGAGGATATAACGATGATTACCAGCAACAACCAGGCCCAGTGCGTGATCCCGATCGCCACTGTCGCAACCAATGCGACGGCCAAGATGTCTTTCAGCCGCGTCGGTAATGGCGGCGAGACGTTCGACTACGCCAATATTTCGGTCCACGTCGGCACCAGTGCCACGACCTCGGCCGTCATGAGCACGCTCAAGATGTCCGAATCGGACACCGTGACCAGTGTCACCAGTATGACCGACATCGTCGCCTTTACCGGCGGCACCGCCACCAGCACCTCGGCCGGGTTTGTGATCCCGACCGCCCAGGCCGGCGGCGGCAACCTGGTCGAGTTCCGCGTCGACCTCCGCAAGCGGAAAAAGTATGTCGGCCTGACCCTGACACCGGGTCAGAGCCTGATCTGTGGCGCGACCGCCATTTTGAGTCGTGCCAGCGAAAGCGCGGACAACACCACCGACATGCGGATCAGCAACGCCGAGAGCACCTCGGCCGTCAGTGTCGGCAAACTCGTCGCCGGATAAAGAGCTAAGGAAAGCGATTTCCTTCCACTGGCCGGTGCGCACGGCGCCCGGTCAGTGGAAGACTCTTAACCCTATTCTGTGGAAGGAATACAAAACATGAGTGACGTCAAACTAAATCTAGGCAGTGGCCCCAACCCGATCGAGGGCTACATCAACATCGACATCAAGGAGAATCTCTCGGCCTATCCTCTGGCGTATGACGACATCAGCCTGGCCGAGATCCGGGCCTCTCACCTCCTCGAGCACTTTCAAATGGCCGATATCTCGACGGTCTTGTCCAATTGGGTCGCCTGCCTGAAGCCCGGCGGGATCCTCAAGATCGCCGTCCCAGATTTCGAGAAAATAGCCCGCGCCTACCTGGCCGGCGATCGGGACAACACCTGCGCCTATATCATGGGCGGTCAGTCTGACGAATACGACTTTCACAAGTGCATATTCGACACCAATACCCTGACCACACTGCTTCAGGACGCCGGCCTCGAGGACATCCAGCCCTGGAACGACCAGCGCGACACCTGCAGACTGCCGATCAGTCTCAACCTACAGGGCACCAAGCCCGACCCTGACGCACAGGAAGAACCCGCCCCCGTCGTATCTGAACCAGACCCAGAACCCCAGCCCAAATCGGTACAGCGGACCTTGTCGGTCGTCATGAGTGCCCCGAGGCTCGGGTTTACCCACAACTTCAAGGCGGCCATAAAGGCCTTCAACATGCGGGGTATCGAATACACGATCGGCACCGGTTGTTATTGGTCGCAGGTCCTGACCAACCTGATCGAGTCCGAGACCCCCAAGAAAACCGACTATCTCCTCACGGTTGACTATGACACCTGGTTCACCTGGGACCACGTCCAGGCCTTGATGTTGCTCATGGAGCAGTACCCAGAGGCCGACGCCATCGTCCCGGTCCAGGTCAAGCGAGAGACCGACTCGCCCCTGTGGATCGTCAAGAACGAAGACGGCACCAACAAGACCCGAATCAGTTACGACGAGTACATGAACGCCGACCTCATGCCGATCACACTGGGCCATTTCGGTCTGACCCTGTTTAGGACCAGCGTATTCGAGACCCTCGACAAGCCGTGGTTCAAGGCCATACCCGGCCCAGACAATCGATGGGACGAGGGCCGCACCGACGCCGATATTTATTTCTGGAACAACCTGGCCGCCACCGGCTGCAAGGCCTTCCTGGCGACCCACGTCAACGTCGGGCACATGCAGCAGTTGTGCACCTTCCCCGGCGCCTTCGCCCAGAATTTCGAGCCGGTGCACTGTTATATCAACGAGGTCGAACAGGGCAAGGTCCCCGACCACTGCGACCTGACTGTGGAGGCAATATCATGAAACTCAGACTCTTAAAACCCTACGGCATGTTGGCCAAGGGCGACGTCATCAACCCGGAAAAGCCCGTCGCCGACCTGTTAATCGCCCGTAAGGTCGCCAAGAAGATCGTCAAGCGGACCCGAAAGGCCTCGGCATGACAACGTTTCAGGACCATAACGGCAAACCGTCCAGCATGCGGCTCATGTGTTTCATGAGTCTCTTGAGTGCCATCGCCATCGGCCATCTGACGGTCCTTGGCTACGGAACCGAGGACGGTCCGGTGCTGTGTGCCATGTTCCTGGTCGCCGCCTTTGCGCCCAAGGCCGTCCAAAACTTCGCGGAGAAGCAACTAGAGAGGAAGTCGTGACCCAGCAAAAGCTCGACAACTTGAACGGCATCGGAAAGCTCATATTGACCGGCATCGCCATTTTGGGCGTCATCGCCTCTTTTGGTGCCGGTTGGGCCAAACTGCCCAAGATCACGGAGAACTCCGAAAACCTCAAGGCCAACGCCGACAGTATCGTCGAACTCCAGCGAAGCTACGACAAGATCACCACCGACCTGCAATGGATCAAGGAAACACAGCATACCATACTGACCAAGATCGAAAGGACAGACCAGTGAGAACCCTAGTAACCATCACAATGCTGATTGTGGCCTTGTGCATGCCCGTGGCCGCACAGAACATCCCCAAAGCCAACGACGAATCGAGGAACGCCCTGGACGCCTCCGGCGACGTGGCGATCTTCAACATCGATCAGTGGTACCAGATGCGCAACGTCACCACCAGCGACACGGCCCTGGACGTCAACACCAGCGACTGGAACAATATCGCGTCCAGTTTCGTGAGACTGCCCAACAAGTGGCCCGGCATTACGATCTCCTGCATCGCCTACGGCGACGGGACAGGTGACGGCGACCCGAACGGTGGCAGTTTCTCCTGGACCCTGTATGGCTGCCGGCAATACTCGTCCGCACAGCCGATCGCCACCGGCACCTGGTCCATCGGCGAAAACGAGCCGAGCCACAACCCGGCCACCGCCGCGGCGTACAATTCCGGCAGTCTGGACCCCAACGAATCGTATAAGTGGGGCGAGACACCTGTGATCTCGACCACGCCGTGGCCGGGCCCTGTCACTGCCGGCGGGCGTACCGACTCACCTGGCAACATCCAGACCTCGGCCCAGAACCTGTTCGCCATCTACCTTGAGATCACCAGTCTCACCGGTATCACCAGCGTCCAGGTCCTGATCAGCGGCACCGAAACGACCAATGGCGAAACCGTCATCCAGTCCGGCGGCAACACCATCACAGTCGAGCAGGACGGCCCCACCAAGACCTCGACCATCTCGGTCGTGGATGCCTGGCAGACTGTCACCGCAGCCACGGCAGTGGTCGGCTCAGTGGGAGATTTGTCCGATGCCTATGGTGACTCCATACTCTACGTTGAAGTGGCTCAGATCGAGGCTGTGGCGCACGCAGGCGGGAGCGGCCCGGTAGTTCAGGTCTCTTATACTGATGATGACTGGGTGGATTATTGGACGATATCTTTGACCGCAGATACAGCGGCGACCACCACCACAGTCGGGGCAGTGACTGACGCCAATACCGTGGTGGACTTGACCGACGCTTCTACCGGCGATTTTGACGTGGTGGCCAGAAAGTGGTTTATCAAGGACGGCACCATCGCCAACAGTGAAACGGTCTACACCGTGTCGGAAACTGGCAATGCCGTGACTCTGGCCTCCGGCTGTATCCGGTCCCATGCCAGCGGCGTGAGCGTCTACGACCGCGTTGACGATTTCGCAGTATCGATCCCCGAGGGCGTGACCAAGGTGCGTATGCTCTGGAACAATACGGATGCCGATTGTGACATTGCTGTCACTTGCCGGCTGAACAAGGTCACTGCGAGGTAAAGAAAATGAAACGCATTGCCCTATCTCTGATCCTGGTATGGTGCCAACTGGCGCAGGCGATTTACGTCAATCCGATCATGCCCGGTAAACAGTACAAGGTGGTAGATCTGTACCCGGTCTATCGTGACGGATCGACCAATACGGCGACGATTTTGCGCTTTAAAGCCACCCTCTCCGGCTACATCAACCTAGCCATAGCCCACGAAGGCACCTGTAACGTCTACGCAGACGGTGTGCTGCTTGGGTCTGTAGATCCGTTGGGTGCGGAGTTGGTGACAAATGGAGATTTTAGCCAGTGGACAGGTGACGATCCAGATTCGTGGATTGTAGACGAAGTTGGTGACGAAACATCCGATATTAGTGAGGTTGGTGCAGGGGTCGGTTATGGTGGCGGAGGTACTGGCAGTTGTAATATTGTCAGGACAGCAGGCTCTGCTCTTATTGACCAAACGGCATTGACACTAAATAAACCCCACATAGTAGCACTGGATTGTAGTTATGTTGGCAGCGGTTCTCTTAATATAGGTTATGTTGGCGAAGGCACAGGGTTTGGGCTGCTCGATGCGATTGGCAGTAAAACGTATTATGGACGACCTGATAACGCAACTTTAAGGATATCTCGTACTGCCGATTGTGATATAACTATCGACAACATCTCCGTCAAACAAATAGGCGAAACCTCCCTCTACGTCACCCAAGGCCAGACCGTAGACATAGTGTTCAGTAACCCAGAGACTGTCACGTACATCGACATGGACGGTGCCAGGCTCAAGGGTGATGTGTCTCAGTTCGGCCAGTTCTCGAATCTTGAGGAATTGAGCCTTCCGAATATGGACCCCACCGACCATATTACGGATACGGAGTTGTTGACCAACAGCTATGAGCCGAGTGATTTGACTGGGTGGCCTGAGGCCTCTGCTGGATGGGCAGCCACAGCGTCTGCGTTTGTGTGTACAGCAGATGGGGTGGGCACAAAGTATCTCGGTCAGAACTTTAGTGGCTCAGTTGGATCAATATACAATATTAAATATTATGTCTCTCAAAACAGTTTGGTCGGCTTCACTGACATACAAATAAGTTCGGGTTCTATTTTTGGGGGTGGCTTAACTTTGTCAGGTGATGTTGGAACGCACAATGTTGCATATTTTGCTGTCAACTCATCACCAACGTATGATTTCCGCGTTGCAATACCAAGTACTTCTACCTCCGGCACCATCACCATCCCCTACTTCTCCGTCAAGGCCATCACCAACAGCGTGGCGAACGGCGGGTTTGACACACCAGACTACGACATGGAATTTACCGCCACAGGCAACGGTAATATCACGCCAAGAATGGACTTCACCGGCACGGTGGATGTCTATTTGAACAATGTGTATGACTCAAGCCTTACCTCTGGCGTAGAAGCTACGATCGCGGTTACGTCGGGACAGAAGATACAATACGCAGTGTCTAATTGGGATAGTGTTACGTATCTGAGCTTTAGTGAAGATCCGATTTCAGGCGATATAAGTGGCTGGACCTTGCCTAGTTCGCTTGTGACTTTCTATGTCAATAGCACCTCCGTCGAGGGCGACATCAGTGGCTGGACCCTGCCTAGTTCGCTTGTGAATTTCTATGTCAATAGCACCTCCGTCGAGGGCGACATCAGTGGCTGGACCCTGCCTAGTTCGCTTGTGAATTTCTCTGTCTACAGCACCTCCGTCGAGGGCGACATCAGTGGCTGGACCTTGCCTAGTTCGCTTGTGACTTTCTATGTCTACAGCACCTCCGTCGAGGGCGACATCAGTGGCTGGACCCTGCCTAGTTCTCTGGAGCGTTTCTATGTCTACAGCACCTCCGTCGAGGGCGACATCAGTGGCTGGACCCTGCCTAGTTCGCTTGTGACTTTCTCTGTCTACAGCACCTCCGTCGAGGGCGACATCAGTGGCTGGACCCTGCCTAGTTCGCTTGTGAATTTCTGGGTCAATAGCACCTCCGTCGAGGGCGACATCAGTGGCTGGACCCTGCCGAGTACGTTGCAGTATTTCTATGTCAATAGCACCTCCGTCGAGGGCGACATCAGTGGCTGGACCCTGCCTAGTTCGCTTGTGACTTTCTCTGTCTACAGCACCTCTGTTGATTACGATTCAAGCGGTGGGGCGTTTGAAGACATCACTACCAGCCTGACCAAGATCGACTTTGACAACTGCGGCCTCACTCAGTCACAGGTGGATAATATCCTCGTGGATTGCGACACTGCAAACGTAACAGACACCGCCACTATCGAAGTGGCAGGAAGCAACGCTGCCCCAAGTGCCACTGGTATTACGGCAGCAACTAATCTCGATGGTCGTGGGTACACAGTAACTTACACGGCACCTTAAGGAGCAATTGAATGATATTCCGGTGGAAGCACGAAAACGACGAAACCGTCACGGTCACACGAACCAGCAATGAGACATCTATTGCCCGTATCCAGGCAGAGCTAGAAGATCATTTGATCCGTATGGAAGATGGCCTTTATGTGGTGGACACTGAATATGGTCAGGATGAATCAAATGAGTGAAAGGATTACACATGCCTTGGGCAATCCATGTTATGATGTTATTAGTAATGGGAGTTACTATGAGTTGGGATGAAGGCGTAGGTTGGATGATTGCTGGGGGGGTGGCTGAATGCGATGGTTCCCAGGTCGCTGTTACTGAATTGGCACAGGACGTATCGGCTAATGTGATTAGTGGCTCTCAGTATTTTGTACAGTACACTCTTACACGCTCTGATGGGACTATCACGCCTGACCTACGGGGCACAGCACTGGCCACTCAATCGGCAGCGGGGACATATCTGGCCTATGTCACGGCGGGATCTGGCGATGCCAACTTGACTTTTACCGGAGACGCAGACTTTACCGGGACAGTTGACAACGTGAAGGTTTGGCCCTGGCCCGCCGAAAACATCGGCTCAATCTCCAGTCTACCACTCACCACAATGACAGACCTGGAGATCACCGCAGCGAGTAACGTGGCGTGGGTGGATGGTGCGCTGGATAGAGAACGCAACCTCACTACGATCTACCTCGATGCTTTGAACTGGTCTGGGGCCGAAGTCAACGCTTTCTTTGCCAGC